ACGCCAACGTGCGCGAAGAAAGATGGATGCCAGTTCCCCCGATAAGAATGGGAACGGCAAGGCCGACAAGCGCGAAGGCAAGGACATCGACCACGTCAAGATGTTGTCAAAGGGTGGCTCCAACAAGACGGGTGTACGTCTGCTGACACCCGCAAAGAACCGAGCACGTAACGGCCACAGCGTTCGAGAAGCAGGCGGTAAAAAACCGTGACACCTCTGATCACAATTAAACTTCCCGATGCCGTGGTGTACGGGAACTTCTTATCCCCTGCCGAATGTGCTGAGTTAATTGCTCATGTTGAAGGTGACATGCAATCCTCAAAGATAGTTGACCGCGCAACAGGAAAGCCCATGGTGGGTGATGGCCGTACAAGTTCGACCATGTTTCTAAAGCGTGGGCAGACTGACCTTGTTAAACGAATTGAACAGCGTATCAGCAACGTGACCGGACTGCCCGTGGAGCATGGCGAGGGCATGCAGATTCTGCGCTATGACGTGGGGCAAGAGTATCGTAAACACTACGACTATTTCAACCCCGATCGTGAGACAACACCCCATCACATCAAACGTGGTGGTCAACGTATCGCTACGTTTCTGATGTACTTGAACACACCGGAAGGCGGTGGTGAAACAACGTTCCCACATGCGGGTATATCCGTACATGCAAACGAAGGTAACGCCTTGCTTTTCCGTTACGATACACCATCCCCCGACACAAAAACATTGCACTGCGGTGAACCCGTAACGAGTGGTGTGAAGTGGGTTGCAACAAAATGGATACGACAATCAAAGTTTGCTTGACGGCAATTCAATGATGAGTTAAATTGGAATTTAATAGAACGGCAGTTAGGTGTGAGTGTGCCGTTCGGGGTGTTTCTAGTTGATTGTTTTCAACCCTTTAACCGCACCAGTCAGCATACGCACACACTTTCGAGCGTAGGAACTGACAAAGAGGAAGTTGGTACATCGAGCAGAACGGGACACCCATTCTGCTCGATATGCCTTTATAAAAAATAAGTGAGAACGAATGGAAATCATAGATAACAAGGCATTGTTGTTGACACTGCGCAACCCGCAACGTGTCACCACAATCATTCCTAAAAGCAGAGAACTAAACAACAATCAAGTTGTTGTCAAGTGGGGCTTAGACGAAGCCCAAGTTCTGCGCAACCTCAAGATCAAAGGGGTGCCTAGTCCCATCTTGGGACAATACAACTGGCCGGGTCAGTACAAACCCTTCGAACACCAAAAGACAACATCCGCTTTCCTCACACTCAACAAACGTGCGTTCTGCCTTAACGAGCAGGGCACAGGCAAGACAGGCTCAGTCATTTGGGCGGCAGACTATCTGCTTAAGCAGAAGCGTATTCGACGTGTGCTAGTCATCTCCCCCCTATCCATCATGGACTCCGCATGGAGAGCCGACCTGTTTAAGTTTGCCATGCACCGCTCGGTGGACATTGCCTATGGTGCAAAGAACAAACGTCAAGCGGTCATCAACGGCACAGCAGAATTCGTGATCATCAACTACGATGGTGTTGAGATCGTTGCTGATGACATCTCACGGGGTGGGTTCGATCTGATTGTTGTCGACGAGGCCAACGCCTACAAGAACAGCATGACGAAGCGGTGGAAGGTGCTGAACAGTTTGGTCAAGCCCGATACGTGGTTGTGGATGATGACAGGCACCCCTGCCGCTCAGTCGCCCCTAGATGCCTACGGCTTGGCTAAGTTAGTCAATCCCCAAGGTGTGCCCCGCTTCTTCTCATCGTTCAGGGACATGGTCATGCTCAAGCTGACCAACTTCAAGTGGATGGCTAAAGAGAATGCAACAAGCACAGTGTTCAACGCCCTGCAACCCGCTATCAGGTTTACCAAGGATGAGTGCCTAGACCTGCCTGAGATGACGTACGTCAAGCGTACAGTTGAGTTGACCAAGCAACAGCAGAAGTACTACGACCTGCTCAAGAAACGCATGGTGGTGCAAGCCGCAGGGGAAGAGATTACGTCAGTGAATGCTGCCGTCAACATGAGCAAACTCCTACAAATATCTTGTGGTGCGGTGTACACCGACACGGGGGAGACCATTGAGTTTGACATCAAGAACCGCTATGCCGTACTGCAAGAAGTCATTGAGGAAGCAAGCCAAAAGGTTTTAGTGTTCGTGCCGTTCAAAAGCGTGATCACTATCCTGACAGACAAACTCAATGCCGAAGGTATCAAGACCGAAGTAATCAGTGGTGATGTGCCTTTGAATAAACGCACCGACATCTTTCACAGATTCCAAACCGACCCCAATGACACTCGGGTGCTTGTCATCCAACCTCAGTCAGCCGCCCATGGCGTAACCCTGACTGCCGCAGATACTGTGGTGTGGTGGGGGCCGACCTCATCCCTTGAGACGTACGCACAGGCCAACGCCCGTGTTCACCGCTCGGGTCAGCGACACCCAACAACAGTGGTACAGCTTGTGGGGTCAGGTGTAGAAAGACACGTTTACAACTTATTAGATAATAAAATAGACGTACACACAAAAATAGTTGATCTTTACAAAGAAATACTTGAATAAAGGATAAATAGCCACTATAATAAAGATTCCAATAACCAAACGGAGAACGAAGATGACAGAAGAAACAGCCAAAGTACCAGTGGAAAAATTGGTCAAGGTATATTTGAAGATGAAGGCCAAGCACGACGAAGCCCGTATCGCCTACGAGGAAGGGGAGAAGATTCTCAAGGCGCAGATGGACAAAGTCAAAGCGGCTTTACTTGTGTACTGCAAGGAACAGAACATTGAGAGTGTGCGTACGGAAGAAGGTTTGTTCTACCGCACTGTCAAGTCAAACTATTGGACGAACGATTGGGAGTCCATGCGTAAATTTATTGTAGAGCAGGGCGTGCCCGAACTTCTACATGAGCGTTTGCACCAAGGGAACATGAAACAATTCCTTGAGGCCAATCCCGACCTGCTACCACCGGGACTCAACGTGGATAGCGAATACACCATAACTGTACGGAGGAAATGATGACAGAGCCGTTTGTGCCAATCGAAGCGTTGGCTAAACACTTCACAGTCTCAGTCTCAACTGTACGTGCTTGGTTGCGTCAGGGCTATATCCCCAAAGATACATACGTGAAGGTAGGCAACACCTATCGTTTCAATGTGTCCCAAGTGGTAGCCGCCCTGTCTAGCAAGCCCAAGGACGACGTGAAGATGATTGAACCTGATGTGGGACTACCCGTCCAACTTGAACTTGATTTTGAAACAACTGATAAAGATATTTAACCGGAGAACGAAATGAGCGAATTAACAATTTTTGGTAAGCCTAACAACGCCGCCCTTGCACTGCTTGGCGGTATCGAAGACAACCTGACAAGCACCCTTGCAGGTAACACAGGAAGCGGCAATCGTCGCATCTCCATTGAGGGCGGTGCGTTCCGCGAATTCATTGGCGGTAAAGAAGTTCGTGTCAGCGAAGAGCGTGCAATGAACGTCGTGTTGGTTAATGCCGCACCCGTGTCCCGTATGTTCTTTGAGGGCGTGTACCAAAAGGGCAAGATCACCAAGCCAACATGTTGGTCGTCTGATACCCAACGCCCCGACTCCGCTGTTCCTCAAGATCAGCGTCAGGCGTCATTCTGCAAGGACTGCCCACAACACGTTAAGGGTTCTGCCGCAAGTGGCGAAGGCCGTGCATGCCGATTCCAACAGCGTATTGCTGTGATGATCGAGAGCGAGTTAGGCAAGCAGGAAGTCTATCAAATCAACCTGCCATCAACATCAGTGTTCGGTGATGCAGAAGGTAAGAAGATGCCACTGCAAGCCTATGGTCGTTACCTCAAGGCACACAACACACACGCCATCAGCATCGTGACCGAGATGCGTTTTGACATTGACAGCGCAACGCCTAAGTTGATCTTCAAGCCAGTACGCGCATTGGAAGAGCATGAGTTGAAAGCCGCTTTGGAGATGCGTGACCACGCTGATACCATCAAGGCAATCACTTTGAACGTGTCTCAGATGGATGGTGTGATTCCCGCACCAAAGGCCATTGAAGCCGCACCCGCACCCAAGGCCGCACCAAAACCTGCTAAGGTTGAAGCCGAGGAAGTTGTTGAAGAACCTATCAAGGTAACCAAGAAGGCCGCAACCCCTGCGGCTGAGAAGTCTGATATTGCCGACATCGTAGGTGATTGGGACGACTAAAATTTGGGGGGAAAGCCGTGCAACATGCTTGCGGACGAGCGGTTAGTACCCCCACCTTTCGGTTATCTCATTCACTTTAACTATCGGCGGATATGGAAACTAAAACATTTTTGGAGGCAGTGTTGGGGGACACTGGGTTCTACTGTGTCTTTGCGGGTCGTTTATCAGACGAACGCAAGGTGCAGAAGTTCTACAGTTCTCTCGACGAAGTTATCCATGCCGCCCACAATTTGGACAACGAAGGTTATGACGCTTATTTTGCACTCGGTACGTTTGAAGAGGCGGGGTCTCGTAAAGTACCCAACGTAAAACAACTTAGGTCGTTCTTCTTAGATTTAGACTGTGGGCCGTCAAAGGACTACGAAACACAGGCAGACGCGTTACTAGCACTACGCACGTTCTGCAAAGCAGTAAGACTACCGAAGCCAACACTCGTAAACTCAGGGCGTGGTATTCACGTGTACTGGCCACTGACTGAACCTGTTTCACGTGAAACATGGATTCCTGTTGCGGAGCGGTTCAAAAGACTATGCCGTGAACACAATATGTATGGTGACCCTGCGGTTACTGCTGATGCGGCTCGGGTGCTTAGAGTCCCCCTGACGCACAATCACAAAGACACCCCACCGAAAGATGTGGTGTTTGTCGGCTCCCCTGCTGACCCAATTCCATTTGAGTTGTTCTGCAACTTGATTGGAGACGACGACGTACCGCTTGCACCCAAGAAGTACGCACCCCGTGAAGCGGACGCAATGATGCAAGCCCTGTCGGGTAGTTACGTCAGCCGTTTTAAAACCATCCTGATTAGAATTCAGGCAGGTAGTGGGTGTGCGCAGATTGGCGAAGCGGTGATGAATCAAAACAACATCTCCGAACCACTGTGGCGAGCCGCATTATCTATTGCTAAGTTCTGTGTTGATGGTGGTAAAGCCATCCACAAGATTTCGAGCAACCATGAGGAATACACTGCCGAGCGTACCGAAGCCAAGGTTGACCTGATCAAAGGCCCATACCTGTGCGAACGCTTTAATGAGTACCGCCCTGATGTCTGCACGAACTGTCAACATTGGGGCAAGATCAAGTCACCCATTTCGCTTGGGCGAGAAGTACAAGAGGCTGAAGAAGCGGATAACGTAGTGGTGCAAAAGCCGCTTGGTATCCACAACGCAACCCCTATCAAGTACAGCATACCCAAGTACCCACACCCGTATTTCCGTGGGAAGAATGGTGGGGTGTTCAAGCACTCCAAGAACGCAGAGGGCGAAGACAAAGACGTCATGGTTTATTTCAACGACCTGTACGTTGTGCGTCGCCTCAAAGACCCCGAGTTGGGTGAAGCGTTGGTGATGAGATTGCACCTGCCAAGAGACGGGGTGCGTGAGTTCACGTTGCCTTTGACTGCGGTGGGAACTAAGGATGAGTTCAGAAAATACTTAGCCGCGCATGGCGTTGCCGTGTTGAACGTAGGCGAGTTGATGGAGTACACAATGAGATGGGTAAACGAGTTACAGTTTACGGCTGAAGCTGACGAAGCCCGTAGACAGTTTGGTTGGACAGATGACAAGGGCACGTCCTTTTGCCTTGGCAATATGGAAGTGTTCAAAGATCGTGTGGAGATCAATTCACCTTCGAGTGCAACTGCGGGTCTATTCCCTGCCTTCAACCCAAAAGGTTCGTTGGAAGAGTGGAAGAAAACCATGTCGTTCTACAACAGGGCGGGAATGGAGATGCACCAGTTTGTTGTGGGTATGTCATTCGGTGCGGTGTTGATGGAGTTTCAGCCAATCAATGCGGCGGCGTTTCACATATTCAGCAAGGGCTCCGGCCTTGGCAAGACAACAGCAATGTTAGCAGGTGCCTCGATATGGGGTGACCCCGATCTACTCATGCTTCAAGAACGGGATACGTTTAACTCAAAGATGAATCGCGCTGAGGTCTACAAAAACCTGTGCGTGTACATGGATGAGATGACCAACACCGCACCGAAAGACCTGTCTGATTTTGCCTATCAACTTCCCAGTGGTATGCAACGCAATCGCATGGGGCCCAAGGGCAACGTTGAGCGGGTACGTGGTAAGCCATGGAAAACTTTGTTCGGTACAACAGGTAATACCAGCATCATTGAGCGCGTTGCGTTGTATAAGGCTCTGCCACAAGCGGAAGCCCAACGGGTATTGGAATACAAAGCCGTACCTGTCAACTTCGAAACCAAGGAAGAGACAGACAAGTTTAGTGCCGCACTAAAGGAACACTATGGGTTAGCGGCTGTGCCATTCCTCCAGTACGTTATGGGCAATCTGGAGCCAGTGAAAGAACTTGCCCTGACAACTCAACGCAAGATTGACGTAGCGGCTGGCCTCAAAGCCGATAACCGCTTTTGGTCTGTCTTAGCATCACGCTCAATCACGGGCTTGATGTTGGCTAAGAAGTTGGGACTGATTGACTGGCAGATTGCACGAATCGTGCAGTGGATTATCAAGGTCATGCAAGACGCACGTACCGACATGGCCGAGATGGGTGTTGATGTTGAAAGCATTTTGACAGACTTCTTGGCTGATCACTACAACGGCATCCTACGTATCAAGAGTACGGATGATGCACGTAAACAAGCAACAGGGTTAGATCATCTGATTCACCCCGAAGCCGTACCACGAATGAACTTTGTGGCTCGGTACGAGTACGACATTAAAAGGTTGTACCTTCTGCCCAAGCCGCTCAAAGAGTGGTGCGGTAAACAACAGATCAACTATGGTGGATTTGTTGATGGCCTAAAAACAGGACGCACGAAAGCAAAGAAGGAGAAGGTTCGTTTGGGTAAAGGCACACACTCAAACTGGCCGCCCGTCGATGCAATTACTGTGGACTGCTCATCATTTATGGACGATGAAACTGAGCAAAGTATGGCGACAACCGCCGCGCTCTTCCAAAAACAGGCTACACCTTGACGATCTCGCACCCGATGGGGTGCGGTTTGTCCTCGATTGGGATAACTTCCCGATAGGTGGGTCTGTATTTATACCATGTATAAATACTTTGGAATGTGTCCGGCAGGTCTACGATATTACCCAAAGACGTTATTGGGTGGTGGAATACCGCCCCCGCATAGAAGATGGCAGGTGGGGGGTTCGCATTTGGAGACGCCTGTGATACTATTCCGACCGAGCAGGTTGCCTGTCTCCTTCGTTCTCCCTTACCGGAGTTTATCCCCCGCCCTAATAAGCGGGGGATTTTTTATTCCTCGTCGTCATCGTACTCGCGGATGTTACGCATCAACTCAGGTCGCAGTGACTTGTTAATCGTAATGCCATGATACATCTCGGAGGACGTCTTCATGTGCTGTGCCATGGAGTTGTCGATAGTGTCAGGCGTAATTGCCGCAGTCGGGTGCCTCTTATTAAAGTCAAGCATCTTCTTCAACACTTCGGCACGTTCTTGCCCATCGCCATTGCGGGTGGCAATGTAGAAGTTGCGCAGTAACTTGGTGCGATCTTCCATGGTTTTACGCTCAATGTTCTTGATTGAACTATTGATCTCCAACTGACGGGTGTACTCGGCAGGCGCAAATCCAAAGAACTGAGCAAACGTATTCCAATAGCCAAGGTCACCAGTGATAGGGTCACCACGCAAGGTGTTTGCACCTTCGGTTCCAAAGCGCATGGCTTTTAACATGTTACCCATTGCAGATGGGAGCATTTGCTCAATACCGCGTTGGGTGTACCCCTCGTTGATCAACTTTAGACCACGTTCCATACGGCTTGCAACGCCAAGCACAGGGCCACCGGCTTGTTCCATGAGACTGAGCATGACGCTATCGCTTGGTTTTGTGGTGGTGTCGCGGAACAACAAGTCACTTAGACCCACACGATTGGCAATCTCTACGCCAAACACAGCATTACCTAAGCCACTGTAATACAACTCGCCCATCCACTTACGTGCGGCTGTGTCCATATCGTCGTCATCATCACCCTTAAAGATGTTGTAAACCATGGCGGCAACACCAAACATTGGCACACCGGATGCACCGGCAATCAGGGCGGCAGATGCGTAGATACCGGCAATCTGCTTCATGGCGGCTTTGCGGACTTCGGGGTCTTGGTCTTTCAACGCATCCCGCGCAGTCTTGAACAGCATGTAGTACATGGACACGCCGTAACGCTTGTACATGAAAAGAACTTTACCCAAAGGCCCTTGAGCGATACGCGGCGCAGCGGCGGCGGCTGTTCCACCATTGGTAAGTTCTGTTACATACACTGCATAGTCAGCGGCTTCTTGCTCGGCCTTGGCATCAAGGGTGCGACCCTTCTTGCGCATCTGATTGAGTTCCAACTCGTAAGCCGCAATCAGTGCAACTTGGCGGTTCATACGTTCGCCATGATGGAAAACAAAACCGGAAGCGGCATTGACCTTGGTCAGCAGATTGTTCTCTTCGCCTACGTCAAGGATGTCGTAAATCTGTGAGCGATTCAACTGACCACGGGCGCTCGCCACCTTCACCAGTGTTTCGAGGTGCTTTAACTCAGGATGCTGTGAGAAGTCATAGTTGTCCATGGACGGGAAAGCCCTGACCTTTACTTTTTTCTCACCCTTGTCGGTTGGCACCAACATTTCTACTTCGCGGTTAAATCCGCTGTTAGTAAAAATACGAGTGGCCCGGCCAATAGCAACTGACGTAACACCGTATCCGTACTTACCACCTAAGTAGGGCATCACAACCAGCGGGATTTGCGCTAAGTTGACGATGGCTGATGACACGTTGAAACCGAGCGTCATGTTGAAGCCAAACGATGTGGCTAACTTAGACCACTGCGGTACGTTGGGGCTGATGGCGTAGTCAATACGTGCATCCAACTCGTCCATCATCTGAACGGCTTGCTCGTCGTTGCCTTGGCTACGGACGTAGTCTTTGATCTCGGTACGCAGTTTCTCAAACTTCTGTCCATACTCCATGTTGGAGAGTTGGCGAGACAGACTGAACGTCTTCATGCGCAACGCACCAATTGCGTCGTGTTGGAAACCGAGCGTACCTTTGCGTCGACGGAATGACTGAGCAAACGATGTCTCAGGTAGTGTGTTTAAGAATAAACGCATCACTTCTTCAGTGACTTCAGCGTCTACCTTGTTGGCTTCCAACGTGCGCAGTACCCCATTTACAAACGACGTAGCAGGTGCTTTGCGATAGTTGATTTGGTTTGCGTTGGCAAACTTCTGAATATCCTCAGCCTTGGCTTTTGGGTCAGCCTTGAGTTCTTTGATTGCTTGATCACGGGCGTACGATGTTTCGTACGCTTCAACGTAAAACTCTTTATTGCCGTAACGTGGGTCGACCGCGCTGTATGACAGCCAGTACTTACCGGAACGAGTCAGTGGGAAGTAAGGTTCAATACTACCACTTGCAAACAGACGTTGGTAAACCTCGGCCTTTACCTTGTTGGCAGTGCCCTTGTCTTCAATGACTGAATCGATACGTGCATCAAGCACGTCCTTAACTTGGTCGTACATCTTCTTGTACGTGTCGCGCATCTGGTTGTACACAGATTGACCACTCTCACCAAGGGAGTTCCAGTCGGCTTGCATCGCATCCCAAGCCTTTAATTTTTCCGCATTTTGGGCTGGGTTCTTGGCGTATTCAGAACGTGGCTTAGAAGGGTCGACTTGTTCAATCGTACTTGTATAGATGACATTGTTGAGGGCGTCTACCTTACCGGAGTTGGTCTTTGCCCACTTCTCTACGCGATCAATGATTGGCTCAATGGATTGACTACGGGCGTTCTCTGACCCCGCACGTTCGCCTACCAGTACGTCTAACTTACCCGCCATGGGGATGTACTTCTGTGCGCTGTCTACCAATGCGTTCAACGGCAAGGCACTACGCACAATGTTCTTGATTGTGTTGGGTGCGCTTCCCGTGAAGAACTCGTGGATGCGACCCTTCCACTCCTCGTTGATATACGGCAGTTTGTGGTAGCTTTCGCTCAATCCATCGAGTACTTTTGCACCCTTGCCTTGCATGGCGGCGGCGTACAACATATCACCGCTACGGGATTCGGGGGCGGGGGAAAGTATCTGATTGATCAGTGCATCGGTAGCGTTGAGCGCGGAGTCAGGGCTCTTTGTTTCCATGCCCATCAAGCGACGGATGAAGTTACCAATTGATGTTTTAAAGCGTTGCCATGCAGAAATTGGCTCGCCCTTGGGGTTGATGGCGGATAACTTAGATTGGAACGCAGGATTACTAAACGCTTCAGCAACAAACTCGTCCAGTGATTGTGCGCCGTACGCAGTGTCGAGTGAGCCTTTGACATTGTTGTACAACTCTGTAAGTTGTTTAGTCAAAGGATGTGACTTGTTATCTAGGACATGTGACGTGGCAGCATGGGTAATCTCATGCAAGAAGGTGTGTAAATCCACCACCATGTCGGAGTTGATACGGATTGTGTCTGTCTTAGGGTCGTAACGTCCGGCAACGGGTTGACCGGAAGCGTTCTTTAAACCCTTCACAAATTGAATTTTTGTACCCCCAATAAAGTCTGACAGACGCCCCGCAACCATTGAGGCGCGACCAAAGTTTTGGTTTGCAATCATGCGGAGAGCACCAACCAAATTGCCGGACTTAGCCATCGCAATAATGGCAGGGTGCAAGGGGCGGGTCAAAGCAGTGGCGTCCTTGACTAAATCAAGTTCGTCGTCCATCTGCTGTTGTATGCCACGGGCAAGGTCTTGCTGTGCGTTCATTTCGGCAATACGCGCCGCTGTCTTTACCTCACTTGTTATGAAGTAGTACTGTAAGCGGTCGATCAGGGCCTTACGATCGGCGTCACTCAGAGAATCAAAGTATGCCTTGGCATGCTTACCGCCCATCCCGGGGACGTGATCTCCTTCCTTACCAAACTTTGGATCGACAATTTCACCAGCCACCAGTTGACTGTTGATCTCGTTAAGAACCTTTGTTGCGTTCTTTTGCGGATACATCGCGTTGTACATATCCGCCGCAAGGAAGTCGATAGCCTTGTCTTTATCTTCTGAGGCTAGTGCGTCGTACATGGCAGAGTCTTTGACCACGCCCTTGATTACGGGTTTACCCTCGGGTTTAGTTTCAGTCTTTTTCTCCGCTTTTTCTCCGTCACTTGTCCGCTTTTTCTCCGCCTTGGGCGCAGATGTAGTTGTAGCCTTTGGTGCAGTAGTGGTCTTGGGCGCAGACGTTGTAGTAGCCTTGGGCGCAGGTGTAGTTGTAGCCTTGGGCGCAGGTGTAGTCGTAGTCTTGGGCTTGGACGTTGTAGCCTCGGGTTTAGTCTCAAACTTAGTTGTAGACTCGGGCTTTGGCGCGGATTTACTCTCCGTTTTTAGTGGAGGTTTTCCCACATCTTTTCCGTCTGGAGCGCGTCCAGCAGGTCGCTCACCGCTTGCCACTCCAGTGCCTGTAGGTGCTTTAGTTCCTGTGGTATCACTAGCGGGTCGAACAGGCTTCTTCGGTTGTTCGCTTGGTTTATTATTTGCATTGCTAGTTCCAGTTGCTTTACCGGCATTTGCATCAGGGGTAGTTGGCTTTCGTGGCGCGGCATTTGTTTTCTCCTTGGAAACAGGCGCTAAGACCTTACCGCGAGGGCCGAACATCTCACCTTGTTTGGCTAGACCGCCAAAGGCTTGCATTGCAACGCCCTCAATGGCTTGCTTGGTTGCGGGGGAAAGATTAGGGTTACTACGTACACGCACTAACACATCCGCAACAAGCGGTTGCTGTGCGGGGTCGGCCATGTCTTTGTTAAGTAACTGTTTGTAGAAGCCTGACTGCTTGGGTAATCCGGTGCGGTCAAGAATCTCAGGCGTTAGTACAGTGCCAAATGGGGCGGCTTGCCCTTCCAGTTCTTCGTCAGAGAAGGCTTGAGGTGCGGGGCCTTTTGGTTTACCCATACCCGGGAAACTAGGCTGTTCTTGTACACGTCCTGTTTTCTTTTCAGGAATCAATGCTTCCATTGCCTGATTCTGGGCAGGTGCAGATGGCTCGACTTCGGGAGCCACAGGTTCAGCGGCTTTGAAATCTTCTGAACGTTTGACTAACTCTTGCTCACGTTCTGTTAGCGTTGTGTTTGCATAGCGTTGACGCTTGAGTTCGGCTTGAAACGCCGCACCAACATTTTTAATATCAGGGTTGCTGATCATCGGCAGGAGAACTTGCAGTCTGCGGTCTTCCGAGGTTTTCTGTTCTTTGCGGTTAATCTTGTCGTCCATCTCGGCAAGGTCAGACTCAAACTTTAAGCGCTTAGTCTCACTGACCTTGTCCTCGGCGGCTTTGCGTGTATCAGCGGCTTGCTTTACCCTGTCGATTTCTTTCTGATTCTTCTCATCAGCGATCATCTCAATGATCTGTTGCTCTTGGGTGCGACCACCTACTAGTGGCAACTCACCTTGGCGCTCGTCCACTACTGGCGCGGCCTCATCTACCTGCTCTTCCATTACGGGAGCGCTAATCACACGACCACGACCCGGCACTTCTACAGTGCCATCAGCGCGTTCCATCCCCGGAAAGCCAAGTTGACCTTTTTCGGGTTCTTGCGCAAACGTTTCGGCAAGTGCCGCCTCTTTCCCACGGCGGGCAAGTTGCTAGTGGGTCGGATGTTTGTTTATCTTGTTCCCGTGCGGCGGCAATTTCGTCAGATGTAAACGTAGGACGTGGGAGCGCTAGCAAACCCTCTTGCTTACGTTCTTCACCTGTGGATGCGGGTGCTTGTTCTTTGTCCAAGCCAAGTTGTGCACGACGCGCCTTACGGCCAATAGTCATGTCAATAATCAAACTGGCTAATGCGCCAACACCTGCGCCATACGCACCTTCTTCGCCAGACCCGACAAGGATTTCTTGACTTGGGTCGTATACACCCTTAGCAATCAAGTTCTGTGCAATCTTTTGCGCCGCTTCTGTTGCGCCTTCCACACCGCCCCGTGCAACGGCAGTACCCATCAGGCTTCTAAATGGTTTGATTTGTGGGGCCAAGATGTCAAGCAGACCAGTAGGCGCACCGAGTTGTGTAGCCAAACGTCGTTCTTCACCCGTAACACCTTTGGCTTCGGCGGCTTGTCGGGCTTCACCTGCACCTGCGGCAACACCAAGACCGGCACCTGCGGCACGACCTGCTAGACCAAAAGGGCCAAGCGCAAAGAACGGTAGTGTTGAGCCAATGCCTTCGCTTAATTTACGAGCAACAGAATCCTCATAGCCGGGTGCGGCTTCGAATGGTTTCTTGGCAACGCCAGCAATCTCTTTAATTTTGTCCCGTGCAGACTTTTCAGTCTCGTCAGGTAACAACGCTGCGATACCAGTTCCTGCGGTCTCGGCCAAGCCAATCGCGCCGGGGACTACGCCCTTAAAAAATTCCTTGACGTTACCACCAAACGTGGTCTCAGGGGCTTCCGGTGGGCGGTTCATCAACGCCGCACGGCGACGCGCAATATCCTCAGTCTGCTGTTCGCGGATGTGGCGTTGCGTGGCTAGGACTAGGTCGCGCTGCGAGGCACCTGCGGGGCCTTCAATCTCATAGACCTTCCCGTCCGGTGCGGTTATCTCGTACAGCGGCATATCTATCCTTTATTTTGCGGGCTTCTCGCGAACAGTAAATCCTCCGAGACCGCCCTGTCCACCACCGTAAAGTTTAGCCTGAATAGTAGATGCCAGCAAGTCAAAAGGCTTGGTAGTTTTATCTACTTCTGCTTCAATTCTTAACTGAAGCGCGGCCTTATTAGCCAAGGCTTCCTTATCTTTGGGGTTACCCATGAGTGCCATTTCAATTGCTTGCGCATCTTTTTGGAAACTCTTAACCACGACACTCTCAGCACGTGCACGATTGTTTGTAATGGTGCTTAGGTGCCCACTCAGTTTAGCAAAGTCGTTTGCATCACGTTGCGCGGCAGTAGCGGCGTTTTGTGCGCCAATCTTAAGACGTTCAATCTCACGCATTGCGGCATTGTCTTTGGATTGAGCCTCAATTCTTGCGGCGTTATCTTTAGATTGACTCTCAGTGCCAAACACGTTAGCGCCAGAGGTAAGCGCCGTACGTTGGGTATTACCGGCTTGTTCATACGCTTTAAAGCCACCTTCAATACCACCGCTAACTGCGCCGCGATCAAGTCCAATAAGACCTTCACGTGATTTTTGCATCTCGTTAAATCTAGCGCGTTGTTGGTTTTTCTGTGCGGTGTCATAGTCCATAGCGGCACCGGCACCCCCGGCAAACTCACCTGTCCTGCGTCCACCCATACCCAGCAGGTAACGCTTAATACCTTCGCGACGTTGCAACTCGGGATCAAAGTCCTGATCGTAGAATTTCTTTTGACCGGCAATGCCTTCATCAAATACAGCACGTTGTTCGGGTGTAAGTTTTAAACGGTCTTCTATACGTTTTTCTTCCGCCAACTTTTCTGCTTTTGGATCGATGTTCATGCCTGCAATAGACTGACGACGCAAAGCGTTTTGCAAAGTGTCCTCTGGTGGGCCCATCTGTAATCCACCCAAACCTTGGTCTTGTGGTC